CCCGCCCCGGGACGGCAACGGCACGTCATCTTCAGGCATACCCGATGGGGTGTTGGCGGCCGGCGCGAACAGTGTCTCTTTGTCCACAGTGTTCAGTCCTTCGGGTACATCTTGTAGGTAACGGTGGCCGTGACGCTGTGCGTCACCGTCACGTTGCCGGCGGAGTCCACCTGCTCAGGTCGGACGTGGAATACCTTGCTCGTGCCGTTGGTGACGGTCGGCCCGTTGGCCGCGGCGGGCGCGCCTGACGGCGTGATGCTAGCGTCGGAAATCGTCATGACATCCGGCGAGGCATTGCCGTTGATGATCTCCAGAATGACGCCCTTGCTTCCGAGCACCGTCGAGGGGATCGTGTCGGACGCGGCGACCGCAGCGCCCGTGGACACCACGCCGGCCCTGTTCGGCGTGGTCAATGCGAGTACACCCATGACGGCGCTCCCTTACGGCTGGTTGATAGAGGTAACGGTGTCGGAGCCCTGGAGCTGCACCGACCACGCCACCATGTCCGCGACGGGCGAGGTCTCCACGTACTCGCCCACCACGACGTTGACCGTGTCTTGCGGCCTACCGGAACCGGTGCCCTCGGGTCGCCGCACGCACGGCACGGTCTGACCTACGAGCGGCTCGATCACGTCGCGCGGACCAGTCGCACCGTTGTCGTAGATCCCGCTGGCCGACATGTCGGAGTTGCCGAGCCCACCAACAAAGACGTGATCATCTTTGCCATAGGTGGTCACGTCGTGCGTGTCCGCCCGGCGCCCAAAGCTGGACTGATTGGTGAACGCGGAAAGGTCGATACCGTTAAGAAGAAAGACCGTGTTCTTACTGTGTACGAACGACATCGCCCAGTCAGCTCCCTTGTCCCACGATGTCCAATGTGAACAGTGCGCTCATGTAGTCGGTCTGTGCGATGGTCACAACGTCGAACTCAGCACCCTTGACCGTGACTTCATCGAACGCGGTGTAGGTTCCCGACTCCAGCACGGCCTTGACCGACCGGGGACCGGAACCCTTGGCATACGCGGTCAGTTGGTCGCGTGTGGATCGATCGACCACCCGGCCCACCACGAGCAACACGGGCAGCCTCATTCGGTCCATGCCGCGCTGGTAGGTCCCGTCATACTCGTAGTCCTCGGGGTAGAGCACGACCGCGCCGGGCGGGTTGACCATGCCGGTCGGATGGGCCTCGCAGCGCAACCCCTCGATCAGGTCGAGCCGTGCGGCAACCTGGTCCATGACCACGCCGAGCTCCATTAGCCGTTCCCCCGTGGTCGCCTCAGGCCGCGAAGCGACACACCAACGTCTGGATCAACACGCGCCAGTAACCGCATCTCTGAGCCCTGATCGGGCGAACCGGCCACGCCGTACGGGCTGTTTCGCCGCGTGTGGAAGCGGGACGACTGCAAAAAGGTGGCCTGCCGCACGGGTACCGGCACGGCCGCCCAACCCCACGGGTCCGCCGTGATGGCCGCTTCATTCCGCTTACCCCGAGGCTTGACCGTCGAGTCCGCGTTGACGATCAACCGTGTCCACGGCTTACCCTCTTGCGCCGCGTTGGCGGGGTCCAATGTGTACGCCGTGAGTGTCCCGACACCCGTAATGACGACCACGAGCCCCGCGGCCGTCATCAAGTCGTCGATGTCGATAACCCACTCGCAACCACGGACCTTGGGCGTGTAGAGCCGTTGCTCGGCCCCGGCAGTCTTGCCGAACTGTCGATTGCAGTGATAGTCAATCGCCCGGGACGCGGCCGTGATGGCGGCAGCCAACTCGGGGTCATCCCGAGTGTCCACGGAATGCTCCGGGTCGGTTATGCGCATGTAATGCTTTTGTTCTTCCAATGTCACATAGTCGGGCTTCCACACCATCGCGGCTCACCTCCTCGGCGTCTCTCGTCGGGATCGAACTCGACTAGTCGGACTTGGCTAGCCGCAACGCACCGACCGTGACGCCGGTCACGCCCGAGTACGTGACGGGAACGATCACGTTGCCGATCCCCCGTCGAATTGGGATGATCGCGAAACCGGTCGTGGCCGGCACGATGTAGGCGACGCCATCCACCGTGACCGTCTTGGTTGCAGCATCCGTGTTCTTGACCACGAGGATGATAGGGAGTTCCCACCCACCCGCGCGCACGCCAGCCTGGATGGTGTCCCCGCCACCATTGGCCGGGTTGAGGTTCACGGACTGGACGCCCGCCTCACCCTCTTGAATGGCTATCAACGCCATGGTTATAGCTCCTCTACGACCCACCCACGGCCATCGCCGTAGTCGATGTGACCGCCAGCCCGGATGAGCGGCGTTGGTGCCTCAAGCGCGCTCTCAGCGGGCTGCGGCATGGCCTCAGGCTCAACCTCGGCCGGGCGATCGTCGAGCTCGTCGGCCGGCTCGTCGGCAGGCTCATCGTCGAGCTCGTCGGCAGGCTCATCGTCGAGCTCGTCGGCAGGCTCGTCGTCGAGCTCGTCGGCCGGCTCGTCGTCGAGCTCGTCGGCAGGCTCGGACTGAGCGTTTGCGATCTCAGACCGCAAACGCTCAGCACCCCAGCGGCCATCGACGTGCACGCCGAGGGACTCAGCCTCAGCGCGCAACGTCGCCAGCTCATCCGCCATGGCTTACGGCGTAACCGTGAGCCGAACCGAGGACAACCCCACCGGACGAAGCAGGTGGGTTGCGAAGTACCCGAAGAGCGCCAGATCGATCACGGCCGGGCCGGAACGCTCTTCGTACCGGAACGTGAGAATGGGCGACTCCCAAGCCCACACGTCGGCACGGCTGAACATGAACGTATCGGCGTCACCCGCGGCGTTGCCGGTGATCGCCCACGCGGGCACGTGCGCCAGGCCATCGACGAACCAACCCTGAGTCAGCGCGTTACCCACGCCGGCGGCGTTGGTGGCGCCCACACTGGGCAGCAACGGGCGCCCGGTCGTGTCCTTCGCGGCAGCGAACGAGCTCGTGGCTTCCTGCGACATGAGAGTCACGTCCGGGGCCGCGAAGCGCCGGAACGGATAGACGGCCATGGCCGCTCGGATCGCGTCGAGCAGCGCCACACCCGCGGGCGCGAAACCGCCGGCCGCGCCGGTCACGGCGGACGCCTGTGCACCGGACGGAACGAACCCGGCCGTGATCACGCCGCCCTGACCACTCGCGCCGTTCAGGAGCGTGTAAACCTTGGCCTCGGTCTGGCGGGCGTAGCTCTCGCGCATCGCAAACAGCGCGATCTGGTCAATCGCCGGGTTCGACGAGTCGGCGATCTCGCGGGTCAGCTTGAGCAGACCTGAGACCGCGCCGGGCGTGACCGTCTTGGTCGTGAACGCCAGCGTGCCGTCGGTCGGGTTGACACCCTCAACGTGATCAGCGGTCGCGCCGGTAGCCGAACCGAACACGGGCACCACGAACGGGGTTGCGTTCGAGATCACGCCCTGACTCACGTTGTTGACGAACGGGCGCCCCTGCGCGAGCTGCGGCACGAACAGATCCGGCCGATAGCCGGGCGGGATGACGGCCGCCGCGTTGGCCGTGCTCGACGTGGTGAAGCCGAGCAGGTTGTCTCGAACCTGGAAGCTCAGCGCGTCGTGGGCAACCTTGGCCATGTCCTCGGTTTGCGCGCGGTACTTCCGGATGCGCATCACCGCGTCATCGTCGTGGTTGAACTCCGCGTGCCAGGCGTCGCGCACGAGCGACGGACCCTGACCGTTGAGGCTGTAGATGGGGGCCTCACGGGTGACCGTCCAGCGCGCCGCGCGCACGGGCTGCGGTCCGTCCGCCTGGGGGTCGTGAATGTTCTCAAGCGCGGCCTTCACGCCCTCCGACAGCATCTCGCCGATCTTGTCGGCAAGACCCTCGGTTGCGGCCTTCTGTGACTCGGCGATCTTCTCGGCGAGCGTGGCCATGAACGTTGCGAAACCGTCCTCCGGTGGCGGCGTGGCCGCGCCCGGTGCCGGCTGTGTCCTGGTCGGCGCGGTCATGTCGCCGGTCCCCTCTCTCTGGGCATTGACTTTGGTCACCCGTGCGTCGTCGAACGCGGGGAAGCCCGTTAATGCGGTGCCGCGTAACGTTCCCTGACGCACAAGTCGGATTGACTCGTCGGACGGATCGGCTTGCCAGTCGTCGCCCGCGTCATCGTCGAAAACCACTTCGGCGGAGAAACCATCAAGGACGCCGTCCTCAGCCAGCGAGAGCGCCCGGTCTCCCTCTTCTCCACGGGCGATTTTGAACGTGCCGTCCAAACCTTGCGATGTGGACTGCAACCGGACTGCGAGCCCGATAGCCTGTTCAAAATTGTGGTTGAGGTTCAGCTTAATCCTGGCCTCAGACGACCAGTGCAGGGAGCCCTCAGCGAACTTCCATTTGCTGAACCCAGACCTAGCGACCTTATTCCACGGAATGATCAGGCCAGAAATGGTGCGCTTTTCCGCGTTGACGCGGAATGTAGCCGCAACAGCGTCGCTCGCGAACGACACGCGCACCGTGTTGTCGGTAGCCGCGGTGAAATTGACACGATCAGGTTGGCCGTTCATTTGATCGGCACGTGCCGACAGCTTCTCGACGAGCTCAGCGAGCCGGGTTACTTCCCGCTCCAATTGCTCGCGCTTCTCCCGCTCGCGCGCCAGCTCGGCGTGCACGTCGGAATGGACGAACTTGGCGTCATCGATACTCATTTTCGGCCCCTGGGGTGTCGGTTTGGCCTGTTGCGATATCTCGGCCTTTTGCGCAGCCGTCAGGTTCGGCTTGTACTCCGCTTCTCGGACCTCGTCACCGACATACGCGCCGACCTCTTGGCCGATCTTGTATGTCTCCATGCGGGTCTTGGAATCACCACGCGTGAACCCAGAAAAGTCCATCCGCGCCACGTGGTCACGGGGAAGCACATCACGCATCGAAAGTCGGTCCTGAACCGCCGAAACGTACACGCCGAGCGTCATATTGATGCGCTCTTGGGCAGCCTGCTCGCGGTTGGCGTACGTGCGGCTCGTCGTGGACACACCCAGGTCTTCAGGGTCGAGCCCGGCCGCAATGGCGATCTGCAGGATGGCGTGCTGGCGCTGCTCGACGAGTTGCAGTTGCTTGGGGTCCCATTGCAGCGTCTTGGAGTCCAACTGTCCGTTGACGTAACCCCACGCTCTTTTGGCCCGCTGAGCCGCCCAATCGTCAAGAATCTTCTCGATCTCGTGATCGTCAAGTTCGTCCGCGCCTTCTTTGGGCGCGAAATAGCCGAGCGGCAACGGGTCATCCGAATAGAGCGCAACCGCTTGCTCAAGCTTGAGACACGTGCGAATCGCCCGCGCGGCGTGAATCAACAACGGAGGGTTGGGCGAGTCGAATCGGATGATCTCCCGATCGGGAACCTGAACGCCATCGATGAAAACCGTGCCGTCAATCGGGAAATGCTGGTCCGAATTGATCTCTTGCATGGACGGAAGCAGGGATCTGGCCGGAACGACGTGCACAGTCTCATGTGGGACGTGTCGGGCTTCCTGCGGGAAGCCGCGCGGGCCAAACTTGGTGACGCGCCACCACGAAATCCCCTCAAACAGTAGGTCCTCAACGGTGTACGCCATCGTGACCGATTGGGGAATTTCCGGGTCCGGCTGCGGCACGAGATACGGAACACCGGTCACAACCCGTCGATCCGGCCCGTGAACCCGCACCGGAAGCGTTGAGAGGCTTCCCGCGATCAGGTTGCGCGCCCGGAGCACGGCCGGAACCTGAAGCGCCTCACTGCGCGAGATGCGCGGCGCGATCGAACCACCGCCCCGCATGGCCTCCAACATTTCGGGCGGAATGTCGATGCCGAACTTGACGTCCGGACTCGCCGCTAACGGCTGAATTGGCGCGCGGAACGGCTCACTGAGCCAGCTCCAGACACGCATGCCAGCAATAGTGGCATGCGTGCCACTGCGGACACAACACGCCCCTTGACACGGCGCGCCGGATCTTGCTAGCCGGGACCGACCACGAGCCTCGGTTTGATCAACGGCGGCATGGTCCGCGCCAGATGCACCGCGCCGGCCGCCGCGTACGCGGCATCACAGTGACCACCCTTGCGACTGAACACCCACCCATCACCCCGTGGGAGGCGCTCCGCACCGCCCACATGAGCATTGATCAGGGGGTCATCGGAGTGCGCGAGCCGTCCGGCGGTCACCTCCTTATCGAAACCCATGCATATCGCGGTGACTTCACCGCGGATCTCTTCGAACGTGACGCCACGCGGTGGCCAACCCGGACGTTTCTTCATGTCGGCCGCGAGCGCGGCGGCCGGACCGCCCGGCAACCAACCGGCCGCCCGGGGCCGAACCTGACCAAGCCACCCCGCGAGCTCGCGCCGCAACCCCTCCACCGCCATAACGCCCTCCCACGCGGCCACGATCTCCACCCTGACCCGGTCATCGGGCAAGACCGCAGCGGCCGCCAGCGTGGCGTGTAGCCCGTCCGGCGCTATGTCCAGGAAGAGCGCCACCCGCGAGCGAACGGCGTCCAAATCACCCGGAGCAAGACAGCGTTGCCAAGCGCCAGGATCAATGGCCGGATTCATGATCGTGACGCTGATGCACATGCTCTCGGTCTTGAACGTGGTCAGCGCGTCACCGCCGAGTCGGACCGCCCGGCGCGCCTTGGCCAGCAACACCGCCGTGTCCTTGCGCCGGCCCATGTTCGGGTTGGCCTGAGCCAACGCGTGCACGTCGGTTGGGTCCGCCTCGCGTGGCGCGCTCCACTCGAAGATCCCCAACCGGAAGTCAGGCATGCCATCGATGTGCTCGCCCGCGAGTAGCAGCTCAGCTACACCCGCGTTGTCGTGTTCGTCCCACCACTTGATGAACTTGAGCGCCTCATCACGGTGCTCATTAAGCACCACACTGCGCGCATCGCCCGCGTTGCTCAGCGCCCAGATTTGCGCGTCATCCACCGCCGACGTGGCTTCCTCGGACGCGGCCCACGCCGAGTAGTCGTGATGCTGGCGCAGCTCATCACAGACCAAGCGGTGGATGGTCAGTGACCGCCCGCCTTCCTCATTGCTCGCCGCGATCTTGTATCGAGCATCCTCGGTAGTCCACGACTCCTGTTCACCGTTGGTGTCCCGAGTCCACCGCCCCGTGCCGCGCAGCTTGTCAAAATCGGGCACGGTCTTGGCGAGCTTTACGGCTTTCTTCCATGATTCTCTTGCGTAGTCAAGTTTTGTCGATGTCCCCAGAATCAACGGAACGCTGTCAACAAATTGCCAGTAGAGCGTCAGTATTACCAGGACTTCCGTTTTCCCATTCTGCCGCGCAACCAACACAAGCACGACGCGAAAGCGCGGGCGGCCGTCGGGCAATAGCTCGCCACCGTGGATCGCTAGCCATTCCTCCCATGGGTCAAATGGGTGCCGTAACACGTTGCGCGCGAATTCGACCTGCGCAAATCCA